AGTATGTCTTCATACCACTTCCTGTGATTGCCTACACGCACACCATACGGGTGACACCTCTTTTGCCGAACGCTTCACTTACTAAACGTCTGCACGTGTCCACCGCCTTGGTCGCTGCCTCATGAGGCTTCATTTCCTTGCACAATCTATGAAAAGCATAAGCGTGTTCATATACCGTGCTCGCGCACTTCGCGAACACCGGGCTCAGTAATCCTGTTACATCACTGCCCAGCGCTCCAGCGCAATCCAAAACATCCCTCATCTTCGTCGGCCTTATCCTCATGAAGGTCGACTCTGTCAGTCTGCCGGCCTGTCCCAGCAACCTTGCCATCATGTCGTTCGCTCTCACCCCGGCAGCCTCGGCCAGCAATTCCGCTTGCTGCAGAGTCTTCGCCGGTGTGTACACCAACGCGTTGCACATGGCCGCGTACCCGAGCCTTCCGGGGTCGGCTGTCTTGCCAATCTTCCCTCCCCGAGCGCCTCTGTACCCTTCCAGCAATAGCCTTTGCGAGCTTGCGTCAGGCTGGCCTTCTGTCACCACATCGCTTTCCAACGATATCCGCCAAAACATTGCTGCCTGAACGTTTGGTACCATTATGGCTCCCTTGAGCGCGAACACATGTTTCGCCCTCAGCTTGCTTATCCTGAAATCATCTCGATTTCCGCCTCTCTCAGCTAGCCTCCAAGCCCGCGAATCGTCCTCCACTGCGGCCGCCACCACAGGAACATCCAGGCGCTTGAGGACTCCGATGAACTCTTTGTCCGTGCAGGCGCCCACGACCGTCCTGCCCTTGTCGATCTCCGACTTTACCAGCGCCGCCAGCTTGCTTCTCATCCGCTTCCACCTGTCCATGTTGCTCCTGTCTCGCCACTCCGTCCATCCGAACTCCTGAGTGATCAGGTGGTCCAGGTCAGTTATATTGCCTCTCTTGTGCGCACGCGCTTCGAAGCTCTTGCCACTTCCTGCGGGACACAGCGCGTATCGCGGCTGCACTCCCCAAGTGGGCGGGCGGACCAGCCTCACGCACCTGTTCACGTCCTCTATCCACGTTTCCATTTTCTTTACGTGTTCTCTCCTTGCCACCCTTATCTCGTCGTTGGTCGACTCCGGCTCCACGTTCGCCTTTCCGAACATCGGTTGCATAGCCGCAGCCATGTCGCCAGTGTTCAACCCGATTGAACCAGCCGCTACTCTAGCCCCGTCGGAAGACATCTCCTTCCCGATGCTATCGCCAACGGCACCAGAGCGCGGGCGCACGTCCGGGTAAGCGGGTATCGTTCCGCTCACCATGGACGGAGAGTAACCAGGGGGGAGCAATCCCCATCCACCTACAGACTTCGGTGCCGTCATCAGCCAGCAGGGCACTCTTATGTATGAGTCCACGCCCCTCTTCTGCCTGGCCCAGTACTTCATCAGCGACCACCAAGTCTCTGCCACGGCACTCACCCTACAGCCCCGCCTCACCAACATCCAGCAGTGGGCGTCAAATGCCTCTGCCCTCGCGCGCGGGTCATACCATTCTCTCGCCTGCAGGGGCTGGCTCACCAGAGATGAGATTCCTCTTGCTGAATAGCCTCGCATCGACCCTTCTGAATATATCACGCGCAAGAACACTCCGTACTGCTTGCTGACCAACTGCTTCAACGGGTTGAGTCTGAATCCCATTGCCGTTAGAGAGGCCAGTGCTCCAGCACATGACGTCC